GTTGATGTCATGACATTACAAGCTGATGGACGTGTGGGTATAGGCTCGACACAACCATCTGCATTCCTCGAAGTCATCGCAGATGGGACAGGTAACCCAAGAACAAATGGTTTAATGGTACATAACATACACGGAACTGGCGACGGTGACGCGATCGTGGCGTCTCGAACGGATAATGAAGGGGGTAATGCGTTCACATCTCACATCCAAACAGCAAATGGGACCTTCAGTAGTCGTCGTGGGTGGTCGACTGGTGTCACTGGATCGACCGGTGACTATAGGATCACTTCCAACGTCGACGCCGTTTCCAACGTCGAGTCGACTGCGATATATATAAATGGCCTGACACAGGATGTAGGTATAGGCACGGATGCTCCCCGTGGTAAACTGGAAGTGAACGGTAATGTCGTCATAGGTAACCAACTCACATTTGGCGGTGTGCTCAACGATGAATTCGGTAACTCATTTATGCGCGAGCGATTATATGATGCCGATGATGGTATATCCGAGGTTGTCTTCTTTAAAGGAACAGATTCGACTTCAGGTGCGGGTCCCGATCGAATTCGTTCGATAGCCGCCGAACATTTGTTTCAAATCTATTCGACGAATACACCTATAACGGGAACACTCATAGAAGACGCGATAGAAAGTGGAACAAACCTGTCCCGATCCATACTTTTACGCAATGATGGTAAAATCATGATGGGTGACCCAAACCCCGATCGAGAAGCCATTTTAGAAGCGGGTACGACCCTGTTCGTAAACGGTGGTTTAGAGTTTGGTGCGACACAAAAAATTAAGTTTGGTAATCTCGATATTTTCACATCCGGTGGTCTCATCAACACGTTTGATAGTTTAGGTACATCACCAATCGTGTTTAAACAAAATGACACTGAATATGCTCGCTTCACATCCGAGGGTCTCGTTGGGTTTGGTACAAACGCACCGAATGCGAATGTTCATATTTATTCCGGTGTCACGACAGACATAGATGTTCTCAAACTCGAAAGTCCTGGAACCAACACGAAGACGGGTATTCGTCTGAACACGAACGATGGGTACGGTGGGTATGTGCGAGGATACACCGCCTCGGGAACGACCCATGGTATCGTCGTTGGTGGCATGAACAATGGAGCTGAGGCGGATGGTCTATATGTGTCTCACACGAGTAATGTTGGTGTAGGAACTTCGTCACCCGATGCATCTTTCCATGTGTACAACGGTGTCGCCCGAGTGGAGAGTACCACTTCAAGTAACGCCATCATCGAAATCAAAACGACTGGTGGTACTTCAAACGTCTTGGGGGACGTTTCCGGTAATGTGTACGTGAACCCTTCTTCGGGTGAAACAATCATCAACAGTAACCTCGAAGTCACTGGTGATCTCGCGATCGATGGTAAGATTGATCTCGGTAACCAGGTCGCCGTCGATCTCGGTGGTGCGACAGCGAATACCGCCCTTCATGTGGGTGGAGGGTTTATTTCAGGATCAAATGAAGTGGCTTGTAAACGATACTCGAAATCATTCATTCGTCTCGATGGTCAGAGTAAAGATATCCAGTTAGGATTTGGGAATGGATCTTTCTATGCGAAGATTGTCGCCATTTTACGACGTCTCGACAGTTCATCTGTCCGTGATATGAGTACACTTGTTCTGGAAGTTCAGGGTGGCACACATGATGAGAGTACATCGGTACTCGATGAAGTCATCACAATAGGAACGAAAAATCTGTTTGGTGGTGACACAGACTACCCGTGGAGTTCCGATGTAATTGTAGGTACGAAGGGGATCATCATCACACCCAGTGACCCAACTGGTGATCGCCAATATTCGTATGATATTCATGTGGAACTCATCTCATCCAAGGGTGGTAAACTCGTAGGACTTTATACAAATAACGCAAAGGGTGTAGATGATTTTGAAGGTACGACTCTTCAAACGTACACATACTAATTCTACTACGAGGGAAGACCCCGCGGTAGACATAGCACATTTATGCCTTCATGGTATCAGAGACGGCGAGCACGATGACGCCGGCAATAAAAGCCATGATGACATAATTCAATTCAGTTTCTTCACGACCGATCAGAGGCTTCACCTCTTCGGTCTTGGACTCTACGACAGGCTGCTTCGGCCTGACCGGAGGTTCCAAATCCTCCAGCGGACAATACGCTATCATTTATATAGTAATTAGAGATTAATTTCCGTCTTCTTCTTTCGCCTGGTTCGCTTGGGTTTAGAAGCACCCACATTCACCTCTTTCACTTCACCCCCGGTAGAATCACCGGAGATGGACATAATGTCCGACATATCATCATCATCCACGACACTCTCCTGAGCGCCTCCACCCATCGTCGTGTTCATGGGAGGTGGAGGAGGCATCATGATTCCACCCATGAGACTCGAGATGTCCACACCGGGACCCTGCATCTCATAGTTTCCAGTGCCACCCACGGGAGCATCCGTCGCAGGTTCACCGGGGTTTCGGGTCGTGTTCTGAACAGCCGCCATCATGTTCTTCACCAAGTCTGGGTTCTGCTTCATCACATCGTTCATGTTGGGCATCACCGACTTGAACATGCTATTCGTGAGGTGGAACATCATCGCCGAACCACCCAACATCATGATGAGCTTCACCTCAGGGGCGACGCTTACCTTCGAGCGATACTTAACGTACAACTCCTCAAAGACACCATCATAGTCATCCACATTCTCCATCACGGACTCGGACCAACCCTCAAGTTGAATCTCAAAGGGATTGTACCGCTTATTAAGGAACTCCAGGCCAGTCACACAGGCGACGAGCATGCGCCGAGAGAAACGAACCGACTGCTCAACATCGATGCTATAGGTGATGCGCTTCACCTCCGATCGAAGCTCATCGATGTTCGAGTACGCGTTGAGTCTCTTGTTCACAGCGAACCCCTTCTTCTCGAGACGACCAAGTTTATTGATGAGGTCTGCCTTCTCTTCATCAACAGATGTGTACCCCTTGGAGGGCTGTTCCTCCTCCTGGATACTCGGACCTGGACCCATGGGCTCATCATCATAAAACTCTTCTCCATAATCAACCTCCTCATCCTGAGTGGGCTGCTGAGGAGCTGATTGCTTGTTGGGATTCACAAACGCATCCATAGCCTCTTGGTGCTGCTGAGGTGGTGGTTGACGCATGGGTTGGCTGGGTCGTGGCACGGGCTTGGGTCGGGGTGCCGAAATCTGAATCTCATCCATGAGCGCTTGTTCATCTGCGTCCAATTTCATCACAGTTGTGTTTCCACGATCGAGTACGATTTCCTCGTCCATCTACTCTCTATATGGAAACTAAAAAATTACCTTTAACGCACTTTAAAAAAATATACACCTATAATAAATGTTCAATCTTAACAAGACGAACCGCAACGCACTCAAGTCGATCGGTGTCCTCTTTTTTATCATCGTGGCTCTCATGATGTTCCAAGACCGGAGTATGTACCAGCCCAGGCCAATCAAGGTGAAGACTTTGTCCACCGGCTCGATCTTTGATCTGGAGAACAAGGTTGAGTGTACCCCTGGTCGCAAGCAGGGAAGTGCGTACACCAAGTCGCTCACCCCAGGTGGTCTCTGTGGTGCCCAGAAACTCGTGTCCGACATGGCGTCATACGAGATTGAGGATGGAATCGGTGGATCTTTAATCTAAGCTAATAGAAATGGCTCTCATCACTTCCCCGACTGAGACTATCCCCGATCTCAACTATGAGTATCATACCGTGACCATCGATTCTATCGGACAAGCCAGTGCGAACACGTTCACGTGCCATCTTCAGCAACCCCTGAAAAACGTCGTTCAGGCTCGCCTTCTTGGGGCTCGTATCAACACGACATCTGGTACCGAACACTGTTACGTCTCGATTGATCAGCTGGACACGATCTTCAACGATCGCGCGTCCAATGTCTACGAAGGTCAGTCGTCTCTGAGTGTTCTCCGTGGTTCGTTCGCGAGTCTCATAAAGAATGAATCGACGACGGTCACGTTCAGGGACGAGTATCCGGTTGCGGTTCAGTATATCGACCCCATTCGTCGGATTGATCGTTTCGCCGTCACCATCCGGGACCAAGATGGAAACACCATCGAGCCCGGTTCCGGTGACACATTTTTAGTTGTTCGTTTCGTGTGTAGAAAACCTAATTTGTAATTTTCTCCCCTTAGAGTAGTATACCATGTCTGCCGGTGTTGTGCAATTGATTGCTATCGGTGCCCAGGATGAATATATCGTGGGTAATCCCGAAATATCTTTCTTTAGTTCAACATTCAAAAGGCATGCTAATTTTTCACAGTCCATCGAAAAACAAACCATCCATGGAGCAGTGAAAAACGATTCGATGTCCAGTGTTCAATTCGAACGTTCTGGAGATCTTCTAGGCTACGTCTATTTTACCATCGATGATACCACACAGGCACTCGATACACAGCGTTGGGATACGATTATCGATAAGGTGGAACTCTACATTGGGGGTTCCCTCGTCGACAGTCAAGATTCTGTGTTTACAGAAAAGATCGCTATCGATACGTTCGCTCAAAATGTTTCCAAGAGTGCGAATGGGACACACCCGGGTGTGAGCGCGCGTTCGTTTTTTTATCCTTTGAGATTCTTCTTCTGTGAAGGTCCTCAGTGTGCGTTGCCTCTCGTCGCACTTAATTACCACAACGTCGAGATTCGTATCCATTGGGCGACTGCTGCCTCGAACTATAACGTCGAGTGTTTTGCCAACTATTACTACCTCGATAACGAAGAGCGTGGGCAGATTGCTTCGCGTAAACACGATCTATTAATCACACAAGTTCAGAAAAATATCGCTTCGGGTACGATCGTACAGGATCTCACATTCAACCATCCCGTGAAGTATCTCGCCTCTTCTGACACAACCACGGATGGTGCTCTTACATCTCCCACGAACAAAGTCAAGTTGAATATCAACGGCCTCGATGTGGGTAATTACAGGTGGGGGAAACCACATTTCATCGATGTCGTGAATTACTATCACACGAATTTCGTGACGTCTCCCGATTTCTTTCTGTATCCTTTCTGTCTCTCGACGAGTTCTCTCCAACCTACGGGTACACTCAACTTCAGTCGTCTTTCCTCAGCCAAGATCATGAGTGAAGACTTACCTATCAACGACCCGATATACGCGGTCAACTATAACATCTTACGTATCGAGAACGGCATGGCAGGTCTCCTCTACGCGAATTAAAATGCCATTCTATATTAAATGGTCAAGAACTTGCCGACGGTGGAACGTTCCACCAAGATTAGGTTCGGTAAAAACTGTACCGATGACCAGGCGGAAAATACGATCGTGTTCAACGCGAGCGATACCCAACTCGATATACCATTTTCAGATTCTGTGTACATGACACCTATGCGTCTACGTACCGATCTATCTGATCGAAACATCACAGTTTTGGCGTATAACCAAGTGACCAAAGAGGTGATGGATTCTGGTGCGATCGCCGAAGATATTCTTAATTTCTCACTTGAAGCGGCTGTAATTAACGGTAATGTCACCGCGAACACAGTCTCGTTCAATAACGCGATTACTTCTGTCACGACCCTCTCTAATGTTGGTGTAGCGAACGGTTCTCCGATTCATACACTCGATGTAGGTTCGACATTTAATATAGACACTGAAGGTTCAAACCTTCTCACCGCTTTAGGAAACGCATATATCCAAGATAATTTGGTGGTGGATGGGAACATGACCGTGAACGGTGCGATCACGACGGTCGCCACGGTGAACACGATCGTGAAAGATCCCATCATCGAACTCGGAAAAGAGAATGTCTCTTCGGATCTTGGACTTATATTACACCGACCAAATTCAAATGTGGCTGTCGGATTCCGGGAAGGTCCGGATGAACTGGTTTTGACGTACACGGATAGTAGTTCATATGGATCTACCATCATTCCTAAAACATCCGAGTCTCTCGATGTTCGCGTATATGGTCGAGTGCTCACAGAATCCAACGTGGGTATCTTGACCACTACGCCTACGCACTCACTCGATATCGGTTCGAATCTCTTCGTAGATGAATTCGGTTCGAATATTCTGTATGTCACGGGGAACACACATACGACGGATATTCTTTCAATCGGAAACAAAGTGGGAATCAAAGAAACGGATCCCGACGCGGAACTCCATGTTGAGGGTAACGTCTACGTGTCCTCGAATTTGACTGTGGATGAAGATACGTTCCACGTGGATGCGACGACACACGCCGTGGGTATTGAAACCAAGAACCCAGACGCGAACCTTCATGTTGTCGGTAATGTGTACGTTTCAGAGGATGTCACTGTCGCCACGGATACGTTCCATGTGGACGCGGAGGATAAGTCCGTTGGGGTTGGGACAGTGACCCCCGACGCGAACCTTCATGTTGTTGGTAATGTGTACGTGAACTCGAACCTCACCGTGGATGACAATACTCTACATGTGGATGTGACGACACACTCCGTTGGAATTGAAACCAAAGAACCAGATGCGAATCTTCATGTGGTGGGGAACGTGTACGTGTCCTCGAATTTGACCGTGGATGAGGATACATTTCACGTCGACGCGACTGCACACGCTGTCGGAATTGAAACGAAGAACCCTGAAGCGAACCTTCATGTGGTTGGGAATGTGTACACATCCGGTGACCTCACCGTTGATGAAAACACGTTTCACGTAGATGCGGTGAACCATGCCGTCGGAATCGAGACCAAGTCTCCTGATGCCAATCTTCATGTCGTGGGTAACGTCTACGTGTCCGATGATTTAACTGTCGCCACGAACACTCTTCATGTCGAGGCGGATACGGAGCGTGTCGGTATCAAGACGAAGGTACCCGATGCTGAACTCCACGTGGTCGGTAACGTCTACGTCGCGAGTGATTTGACCGTCGATAATGATACGTTTCATGTGGATGCGACGAACCATGCGGTTGGAATCGAGACCAAGTCGCCCGATGCCAATTTACACGTCATGGGTAATGTCTACGTGTCGGATGATTTGACGGTAGCTACAGACACACTTCATGTCGAAGCGAGTACTCAGTCCGTCGGTCTCGGAACGAAGGTACCCGACGCCAAACTCCATGTGGTTGGAAATGTGTACGTCTCTTCAAACCTGACTGTGGATGAAAACACGTTCCATGTGGATGCGGAGTACAAGTCCATAGGACTTGGGACAGTGACCCCGGATGCGAATCTTCATGTGGTTGGAAATGTCTATGTTTCCGATGATTTGACCGTCGCCACGGACGCGCTTCACGTCGAAGCGAGTACACAA